CTAAGGTAAATAGTCCTGAAAGAGAAAGTTCGCATCGACCCGGAGGGCACCGAACAGGGCGCATAGCACCTGCGGCTTCGGGAAACTGATGCCGTTTTCATAGTTGGTAATGGCGCTGGGGGTTACACCCACCAACGCGGCCAACTCCTTGCAGGACATGCCACGCTTTTTTCGGGCTTGTTTGATGCGGTTGCCAATACTCATAGAACACCCCCGAAGATCATACTAGCAATACTGTTGCAATAACTATGCCCCACATGACAGCAGATAGAACTGCGGCATAAGTGCGGCACAGCCGCGCCTCTGATGCAGCCTTTCCCACGATTTCCGCACAGCTGTCCAGGCGTAGGCAATAGCAGTGGATCATACTTTCAAATCCTTCAATATCGTCCATGCGGGGGATTTCCTCCGAAAAAGGCTCCGGCAATTTCTGCGGCGGTGTACAAACACGAGACAATACCACACACAGAATAACCGGCAGGGCTGCATAGGCAAGTGAAATCAGGACGCTTTGTTTCTCGAACCATCTGAACGCTAAGATGATAGCGGCGGCGGAACTAGCAAACCAATAGGCGCCAAAGGAAAAGAGGCTGCTTACATTCGGGGGCAATGCTCCAAACGCGTCAACTAACCGGGTCTTACTCTGAAAGTATAGACGCAAAATGGCGGGGGCGCACTTCGTGTTGACGCAAACTTCTCCCGTAGTCGGGCAGGTGGAATGTGTTGACCAGTATTTGTCTTGAAACCCTGATAGCTGATCTTCCAAGTCGAGGTAACTCAAATGCCATCGTGTACCCCTGTAAGCCAGATAGCCAAGCAGGAGCGCAGATACGAAAAATAGAGCAAGTTTTATGATCGTCATTGTTTCCACTGCCTTGCCCTCCTTACATCGGGATGGGGAAACGGCGCTTGGTGATAACGCGGCCCTGACAGATCAGGGTGCGGTTGCTGCTGGGGCCGAGAACCACATCAGCGTCAGAGCGGTCACGATTGAGAGAAAACAGGTACACCATGCCCAGCGGGTCGTGGTAATACTGCTTGCAGACGGTGCCGCTATCCACGCAGAAAATACCAATGTCGCCGTTGACCATAGCGTCGTGGTTGACAAAGACGATGGAGCCATCCGGGAAATACGGTTCCATGGAATCGCCTTGCAGACGAACGGCAAAAGCCGCGCCCTGAGGATCGTCCGGCTTGAGGGGGTACGGCTCGAAATCCACGCCCATGGTGGGAACCGCGATACCGGCGGCGGCAGGCTCCGCATAGAGGTTGATAACTTTCGGTTCCTCCTCCATCGTTGCACCGTCCATAAAGCGGGCTTCGTCTTCCATGCGGGCCAGCTCCGTATCGGTCAGGTCACGCACGGCCTGACGGCCCCAGTTGTCCAATTTATCATAATCCCGCGCCATGCGCATTGCCTCGTCCGATACGGACGGGGCTTTTTTTGTTTTAGAAAAGCCGGTGTTGAGAAGATCGTCGCCAGTGACGCCAAGTGCATCCGACAATAGCTTGATTTTCTCAACGTCTGGCTCACGATAGCCGAGTTCATAACCCGTGATGGTGGTCTTAGATACACCGATAGCCTTTGCAAGGGCTTCTTGTGTCAGGCCCTTAGCTTTTCGGTAAGTTCTGACGCGATCTCCAAATGTCATGTTTATCACCTCTTGCTTGCATTATATTTGCTTAGCCTCGGCTTGTCAATAAAAAGTTCACATCGTGCAAACTTTTTGCACAAAAGCACTTGACAAGTTTGCGAAACGAGAATATTATAAAAACGAAGATTGCGAAACGCAAACCTGCGGGATGGGAGGTGAGAAAATGTTTCCTAATCTTTTGGGGCAAAAAGCTGCTCGGCATCTGACGGACGAGGATATGGCGGCCATTATCGGTATTAGCCGGACTGCCTATCAGGCTAAAAAGAAAAGCGGTCGTTTTACCGCTGAAGAGTGTCACAAATTCTGTGCTTTTTTTGGCAAGAGCTTTGAATACCTCTTTGCCAAAGACGGAGACGATTACGCGAGTTGAGCGTAAAAAACAGCCCGCGGACGGCGGGCAGGGAGGTGAGAGGACGTGAGATACAACATTTCTCCGGAGACGCTGGAGGTTCTGAAAAGCGTGGAGAGCAACGCGCTGGTGCTTGAGACTGCGGACACCATCTGCGCCGCGCTGCGGGGGAAGGGCTTTTCGCCAGTTCAGGCAGAAGCGGTGCTGGAACTGGCGAAAAGCAAGCTGATGATAGACAGCAAGCTGGCCTAAAACGGCAGTTCCTCATCGACCAGCTTGAAGGAGAAGTCCTCAGTAGAGGAAAGGTCGCGAAAAGCCAGCAGTGCGGTGCACAGGGTGGCGTAGGTATCGGCGGCAAGGGTGGCCCCGCAGTTGGGGCAGGAAAGTGCGCTACGGTCAGAAAAGCGCCCGGAAGTCAAGGCGAAGCCGCAGTTACACCTACGGCAGCTTACATTTATACGAATATCCAAGGTTTCACCTCCTTTCCTGCTCAGTGTAGCACACGGGACGGACAGGAGGCAAGAAAAAACAGCGCGCACGGGGTACTTGCCTTTTATGGAGCGCCCGAGGGAAGGAGCGTCAGATCGGAGAGCATACCCTCGATGGCAATCACGTCCTTTCCCGCCCATGGGCGTTCCCTAAAGGGCAAGTACCAGTATGACAGAGCGGGCATCAAAACGCAAGAGAAACGCATAAAAACAGCCCGCGGACGGCGGGCGGGGAGGTGAAAAAAGGTGCTGATATGGGCGGGGCTGCTGCTGGATGCAACGGCGTTGGCAATCAACGCCTTATGGCTGGTGAAGCTGATCCGATCAGCGGGGGAAGAAGTACGCAAGCGCCGCAAGGATGGCCGCGACTACACTCGCTACAGCAGCTATTACGGCTACTATCTTCGTAGTGCGGTTCTCGGCGCGAACATAGGTGCGCTCGTTTGTATGCTCCTCCGTGTCTGTAGCAAGCTTTGAGCGGTAGGCACGGCCTTTGGGCGTGAGAACGACCTGAGAATACGCGGTCAGGCTGGCGCTGATATAACCGCCGTCTTTGAGCATTTGCAGAAATCCATCGGTTTCCAGAATGCTGGGGAACGCGTTAAGGAGGTCTGCGTAATCCGCGTGACCGCCGTGGTCACACAGGTAATTCAAGATTTTAAGTTCCACAAAAACACCGCCTTTCCTCTCAATTCTAGCATGAAAGGACAGACGGTACAAGAAAAACCACCTTACCACAGGAAGGAGATACCCATGATCGAGACATTAACACTGAATCAGACCGCCGCGTATCTGCGGCAGCATGGCCTGAGCATTTCCAATCCGGCGCTGGCCAACGGCATCCAGCAGGGGCAGTATCCGTTCGGCATCTGCATTGTCAGCGCGGAGGGCTGCCGGTCGTTCCAGATTTTCAAGACGCTGCTGGACAAATGGATCGCAGAAAGGACGGTGTGCGCATGATCGCCTACATCATGATCTATATCGGGGCGCTGACGGTTTCGGTGCAGTTCATGCACCTGATCGACAGGCTGGAAGGGCGGCGGTGATCGGTGGAGACGTATCTTGAATTTCTCCGCTCCAAGATCGTGCTGGCCAGCGAAACGGGCTTTACGCTGCCGCCGGAGGAGATCAACCCGGCGCTGAAGCCGCACCAGCGGGACGCTGTTTTATGGGCGCTGCGGGGCGGCAGGCGGGCGCTGTTTGAGAGCTTCGGTCTCGGCAAGACCGTGCAGGAGCTGGAGTTCTGCCATCAAGCGGTGCGCCACGAGGGCGGCAAGGCGCTGATCGTGCTGCCGCTGGGCGTCCGACAGGAGTTCACGCGGGACGCGGTGGAGCTGCTTCATTACGCGGCGCCGGAGTACATCACCAGCATGGCGGAAGCGGACAGCGCCGCCGGAGATATCTTAATGACCAACTATGAGCGGGTGCGGGACGGGGACATAGATCCCACGCGGTTTACGGCCGTGGCGCTGGATGAAGCGTCGGTGCTGCGTTCCTTTGGCAGCAAGACCTACCAGACGTTTCTGCCGAAATTTCAGGGCGTGAAGTACAAGCTGGTTTCCACGGCGACACCATCGCCCAACCGGTACAAGGAGCTGATCCACTACGCCGGGTATCTGGAGATCATGGACACGGGACAGGCTCTGACACGGTTTTTCCAGCGGGACAGCACCAAGGCCAACAACCTGACGCTGTACCCCCACAAGGAGGATGAGTTCTGGCTGTGGGTGTCCAGCTGGGCGCTGTTCATTGGGAAGCCCTCTGACCTGGGCTATGACGACACCGGCTATGCACTGCCGCCGCTGGATGTGCGGACGCATATCGTGCGGGGCCGGTACGGCGAGGACGCTGACCGGGACGGCCAGTTCAAGCTGATGCACGACGCGGCGGTATCGCTGGCGGAAGCGTCACGGGAGAAGCGGGAGAGCATTGACGAGCGCGTGGCCGTGGCGAAAGAGATCGTGGACAGTGATCCGGAAGCGCACTTCATTCTCTGGCACGATCTGGAGGCGGAGCGGCACGCCATTTGTAAGGCTCTGCCGGACACCGTGGACATCTACGGCAGCATGGACTATGCCGAACGGGAGAAGCGGGTGATCGACTTCTCGGAGGGCCGCTGCCGGCTGTTTGCCACCAAGAAGAGCCTGAGCGGCAGCGGGTGCAACTTCCAGCGCCATTGCCACAGGGCGATTTTCGTCGGTATCGACTATGAATTTAACGATTTTATTCAGGCGGTACACCGGATCTATCGCTTTCTCCAGACGGAGCAGGTGGTGATCGACATTATTTACACGGCGGCGGAAGATCCTATTTACCGTGTGCTGATGGAAAAATGGAAGCAGCATGAGTACCTGCAAGGCAAGATGCGGGAGATCGTGCAGAAATACGGCTTGAGCGGTTCCGCCCAGACGGAGCGCATGGCCAGAAGCATAGGAGTGGAGCGCGTGGAAGTGAAAGACAAAAATTACACGCTGGTGAATAACGACTGCGTGGAGGAGACGGCAAGGATGGCCGAAAACAGCGTGGATATGATCCTGACCTCCATCCCGTTTTCCAACCACTACGAATACACCCCCAGCTATAACGACTTCGGCCACAACGAGGATACCCGCCGGTTTTTTGAGCAGATGGACTATCTCAGCCCCAATCTGCTGCGGGTGCTGAAGCCGGGGCGCGTGTTCTGCTGCCACGTCAAGGATCGGGTGCTGTTCGGCAACGCCACCGGCATGGGGATGCCTACCATGGAGCCATTCCACGCCATGTGCATCCGGCACTATATGCAGCACGGCTTTGCCTATTTCGGCATGATTACCGTGGTGACGGATGTGGTACGGGAGAACAACCAGACGTACCGGCTGGGCTGGACAGAGCAGTGCAAGGACGGTTCCAAGATGGGCGTCGGCTGCCCGGAGTACATTCTTTTATTCCGGAAGCTGCCCACCGACCGGAGCAAAGCCTACGCCGACGAGCCGGTACATAAGACCAAAGAGGAATACACCCGCGCCCAGTGGCAGATAGACGCTCACGGGTATTGGCGCTCCTCCGGCGACCGGCTGGTGACGAAAGAGGAGATCATGGCCATGGACACCGGCAAGATCCAAGCGGCCTACCGCAAGTACAGCCGTGGCACGGTGTATGACTACGCCGAACACGTCCGCATGGCAAAGGAGCTGGACGAAAACGGGAAGCTGCCCGCCACCTTCATGGTGGTGGCCCCCGGAAGCTGGACGGATGAGGTGTGGGACGATATCAACCGGATGCGCACCCTGAATACCACCCAGAGCCAGCGCCGCCAGCAGCTCCACGTCTGCCCTCTCCAGTTGGATATTGTAGACCGCTGCATCAACCGGTACAGCAACCCCGGCGACCTTGTGTATGACCCATTTGGTGGAATCGGCACGGTGCCGCTGGAGGCGGTCAAGGCGGGGCGAAAGGGTCTTGCCTGTGAATTGAACAGCGGGTATTTCCGGGACGCCGTGGGCTACCTTCAGGAATTTGAGCGGGAGGACATGAACATTTCCCTGTTCGACCTGATGGGGGAGGTGTCGGGATGAGTGTAAAGCGAAAGGTCGTGGACAAGCGGCTGACGCTGTTCCGCACCTGCGGCATCTGTGGGAAGAGCTTCGTTACAACGGCGGATACGCCGTGGGTGCGTCAGGTGCCGCGAGACGGGAAACGGCAGGCCACCACCTACTACTGCTCCACAACCTGTTATCAGGCCAGCTACAAGTACAAGGGATGGTATGACGGGAAAACCGAGGAGCGCCGCCGGGAGCGGGAGAAAAAGCGTCCTGACCGGTCGGCATATAACCGCCAATGGAGAGACAAAAACCGCGACCATGTACGGGAATACAACCGCGAGTATCAGCGCCAGTACCGGCTTACAGACCCAGAGGGCTACAAGGCGGACAAGCAGTACCAGTACAAAAAAGCCCGCCTGAAGGCGAAACAGGAGGTGGTGGTATGACCGTGATGCTGGAGCACCAGATCGTGCCGCAAAGCCCCTGTACGCCGGACTGCCCGGACAGAAGCGGCGACTGCATGCTGCACTGCTCCCACGGGTACGCCGAGTATCGGGCGGCGCGGGACAAGGTGTATGTCGCACGGGCCGCAGCCGCCGAGGCTTCGCGGGACGCCAGCGCCGGAAAGCGGAAAGCTTCCGTGAAGAAGGCCAGAATGAAGCACAGGCACAAGAGATGATTTTGCGGGTAACGCCCGCTGAAAAGGAGGAATTATTTTGCAGATCGAAAACCGAGAAGAGGCCCAGCGGTCTATCTTGCAGATGTGCCGGGGCGCCTTTCAGGAGCGCGTGGACTACGAAATGCCGCACCTGATGGAAAACATCTTCGACCCCAACACAGCTGCCAAGGCAAAGCGCAAGGTGACCATCACGCTGGAGCTTTGCCCCGACGACACCCGCCAGAACATCGTGGTCAACTGTCTGGTCAAGACGACGCTGGCCCCGTCCAACCCCGCTACCACGATGCTGTACGCCGTAGACGAGCATACGGTGGTGGAGATGGTGCCGCAGATTCCCGGCCAGATTGCCGTTGACGGCAGCGAACAGGAAGCACCGGCCCGCTTGAAGCTGGTCAATTTTGAATAAAAAGGAGAAAGAATCATGTTGAAGGAAGCCATTGAAAAGATCGAGGAACTGGCAAAGCCGCTTCTTTGGGACAAGGGGGGGCGCACCTACGCCGTGGACAAATACGGCGAAGCGCATGAGATTATCCCGGAGGCGGTCTATCAGGTCTGTCTGGAACTGAACAGTCTGGACGCGCTGGTGCAGATGGTCAGGACGGAGGGCGTCAGCGTTGATCGCTGTGCGGACAAGCTGTATCTGTCCGTGAAGGATCACATGACCGTGGCCTGCTTCGGCCATCCGCAGAAGGATTTGCGGGAGGAGCGTATTAACTACTATGAGGCACAGGCGAAGGACGTTCCCGGCTGGGACGGCGAGGTGAAGATGGCCTTTGACAAGGCGGCTGTGGCCTTGCAGACCCGTTTTCAGGATGGCGGCGACCGCGATTACACGCTGACGCTGCTGAGCCAGATCACTTGCGGCGCGAAGGTCACTTACAACGACATTGGCGTGGCGACGACAGTGGTCACACAGAAGGGCGTTTCGCTCCAGCAGAACAGCACCATCCGCCCGCTGGTGAAGCTGCGGCCTTACCGCACCTTCCAAGAGGTGGAGCAGCCGGAGGGCCTGTTCCTGATCCGCATTGACGAGAGGGGCATTACCTTCACGGAGGCGGACGGCGGCATGTGGAAGCTGGCGGCCCGCAAGACCATCAAGGCCTATCTGGAGGAAGCGCTGAAGGATATGATCGACGATGGCCGTGTGGTCGTGATGATGTAAGTAAAAAAAGCCCCGGCGGAGCTGGCACTCCGTCGGGGCGGGCAAAACCTTTGAAAAAGATTTTACAGGAACAGTTTACCGCCCTTTGGGGCGGATGTCAAGGAGAAACGTATGTACCGATGCAATGAGACCGGGCGGGAGTTTGAGGAACCCCGGTACGATCCCGACTTCTGGAACAAAGGCGACGGGGCGAAGGTGTGTCCCTGCTGCGGCGACACCGACTTTGAAGAGGTCTATCCCTGCGATATCTGCGACAGCTATTCCAGCTGGGATGAATGCGGTTTTGTAGAGCACAACCAGACATGGTATCTCTGCCCGGACTGTCGGAGGATCGCCATCATCAACCTGTTTGAAAAAGGCGCTCAGGAGTTGGGCGACACGGAAGGGGCTTGGCTGGACGATGTGCTGGACGGCAACAGCTGGGCGGATTTGAAGAAAATTTATGAGGAGGCAAAGAAAAATGGCACTGTTACCCTTTGAAGAACTGATTAAGGTCGATGTGAGACCCTTCTGCGAGACGCGGAAGGCCAAGGACGACAACGGCAACATGGTGGATATCCCCTATCTGAACTGGGCCAAGTGTGTGAAGCTGCTGCACGAGAACGGCGCGAAGGACGTATGGTTTACGCCCCGCGTCTGCCCGGAGACAAAGACCTATCTGTGGCCGCAGGCGGACGTGACCACCCGGAAGGGCTACAAGACGCAGTGCTGGTTCGTCAGCGTGGAAATCCACATCGACGAGCTGGTGTTCAACATGGACACGCCGCTGCTGAACGGGGCGCTGGTGGTCTATGAGGACACGCTGAACCAGCTGCGTATTTCCAACGCGCAGGCCCGCGCCTTCGTGAAGGGCGTGGCGCTGCGAACGGGACTGGGCTTTGACCTGTGGGCCGAGAGCGGCGACGGGGACGACGGCGAGGACGATCTGAGCCGCCACAGCATCTGGGCCATCCGGGAACGGCTGGAGCGGGCTATTACCGCCAAGGAAAAGGCGGGGCTGGATCACAAAGACCTGCTGGCCGCCCTGCGGATCAACGACAAGCAGCTGAACCAGCTGATGGGCTACTTCGCCAAGCTGGACGGCCTTGAGAAAGCGGTGAGCAAGCTGTGATCCACGATCAGGACAGGAGCGGGTGGTTCGGGGCCAGCGACACGGCTACCATCATGGGATCGTGGGAGACGGAGACGTTCCGAAAGTGGTGGGCGGTGAAGCTGGGCATCCGGCAGGATCACTACACCAACGCCGCCATGCAGGCGGGCACGGCCTATGAACACAAAATCCTGGACGCGCTGGGGGTAAAGACCCATGACCGGCAGATCAAGGTTTACGCCCTGCGGCTGCGGGTGAACTACGACGGGGACGATGCCCAGACCGTTACGGAGGTCAAGACCTACAGCAAGGCTCCCTTCAAGGTGAGCCGCGCCTACTGGATGCAGTGTCAGGTGGAGATGTTTGCCAGTGGGTGGGGCCTGCGGCGGCGGAAAGCCTGCCGGATCGCGGCCTATCCGGTCGGCGAAGCGGAGAAGCAGAACTTCTTTTTGCCCGTCGACCCCGGCAGGATCAGCCTGTGGCCCATCGAGTACGATGAGACGTGGGTGGAGGAGAAGTATCTGCCCCGCCTGCGGTATCTGGCCACGTGCCTGAAAACAGGCCGGTGGCCCCGAAAGGAGGAAGTGCCATGCAGCAGGTGACGGTGGACGCCGCACGGTGGCTGCGGGACGGCGACGGGTCGTGGCTGGCCTTCCGGGTAGGCAGCGACAAGACGGCTATGGACGTGTGCGACAGCCTGAAAGCCGGGAAGGAATACAACCTGACGTTGAAGCGCAAGGGCCGCAGTCTGGACGCCAACGCCTATTTCTGGGTGCTGGTGAATCGGCTGGCGGACAAGCTGAAGATCGAGCCGGAGGGCATCTACCGGGCCTATATCCCGGATATCGGCGGCGGCTATGAGGTGGTGCCGGTGCGGGAGGATCGCATTGACGCATGGGAAAAGGTCTGGTGCAGCGGCCATATTGGCCGGATGATCGAGGACATGGGGCCGTGCCGCAACATCAAGGGCTATCACACTGTCCGGTCTTACCTATCTTCCAGCGATTACGACACGGCTCAGATGTCACAGCTCATTGAGTTGGTGGTGGCGGACTGCAAACAAAATGGCATCGAAACTATGACGCCCAGAGAGCTGGACGCGCTTGTGTCCCGGTGGGGCGAGGTGAGCGTATGAGCACAGCAAAAATCTATACCGCCCACGGGAAGTCTTTGACCATGCGGCAATGGGCGAAGGAACTGGAACTGCCGCAAAAGACATTGCGGAACCGGCTGGACAGGGGGGTGGACGTGGGAAGCGACCTTCCGGCCGGGGAAGCAGCTGCACCGGGGCGGCACAACGGGGTCGCGCCGCACTGATCACACGGGAGAGCGGCACGGGATGCTGGTGGTCGACCACTGTCTCGGATCGGGGCCGGATGGGCCGAAATGGCTCTGCGTGTGCGACTGCGGCAAGACGCGGGTGGTACTGGCGCGGAATCTGAGAGGCGCATACAGCTGCGGCTGTAAGGCGAGGAGAAAGGCAGACCGCCGCCCCGGCCATCCACAACCATGCTGGACGTGCCGGAACTACGCCGGAGGGTGCAGCTGGGCGCAGAAGTATCCGGAGCCTGTGAAGGGCTGGGACGCGACCCCCACCACGAAATATCAGGGGAATGCGGGCGAGGTCACATCTTTCGCCATCCATTACTGCCCGGAGTATGTACCTGACGGAACGGAGGTATTGATGAATGGGTGAGAGACGGTGTTATTTCTGCCGCAAAAACGGCAGCGCCGACCCGCTGGAGCGGCACCATGTGTTTGGCGGGAACCACGCTGACCGGAAGAAAAGCGAGAAATACGGCGCTGTGGTAGACCTGTGCGGCAATGCGTGCCACCGGAACGGAGAACACGCCGTCCACCGGGACGGGGACGTGATGCGCCGCCTGCGCCGGGAGTTTCAAGTGAAGATCATGCAGGAACAGGGCTGGACGGAGGCGGAGTTTATCCGGGCGTTCGGCAAGAGCTACTTATAGGAGACCCTATGACACAGTGTGAGAAAATCCTGCGGTATATGCGGGACGTTGGCCCCATTACCCAGCTGGACGCGGCCAAGGAGTTTGGCTGTTACCGGCTGGGCGCGAGGATCTGGGATCTGAAGAAAGCGGGCCACGCCATCCGGAAGCGGATGGTATCAGAGAAAAACAGGTTCGGCGAGAGCGTGAGCTTCGCCGAGTACAGACTGGAGGATAAGAGATGCTGAACAAGATTTTCATCATGGGTCGCCTGACCCGTGATCCGGAGCTTCGGCGGACGCAGAACGGTACGGCGGTGGCCGGGTTCGCGCTGGCGGTCGACCGGGACTATAAGAACGCTGACGGCACCAAGGAGACGGACTTCATCGAGGTGGTGGCATGGCGCAGCAGCGCCGAGTTCGTCAGCAAGTACTTCGCCAAGGGCCGGATGGCTGTGGTGGAGGGGCGGCTCCAGATCCGGGACTGGCAGGACAAGGACGGCAACAAGCGCCGCAATGCAGAGGTCGTGGCAGACAACGTGTACTTTGGCGACAGCAAGAAGGAGGGCGATTCCTCCGGCGGCTACAAGGCGGCAGGCAAGGCCGTGGACGTGGAGCCGGGCGAGGGAGAGTTTGCCGAGATCGAGGACGAAGAAGATTCGCCGTTTTGAGGTAAATACGGGAGGAAGGAATACAACACAGCGGGGCGTATCGTGGGCGCGAACCGTGACGGCTGGCCGGGATCGAGCCAGCGCACGACGGCGGCGCGGGCGAAAATCCCCCTTTGTCCCCCTTCCTTTCCCCCACACCCCCTATCTATCCCCCTATATCCCCCTTACACACCCACAACGAGAGAGATATTTCTTCTTGTGGGGGGGTGTATAGAGGGCAGTGCGGGAGAAGGAGAGAACATGACGAAAGAAGAATTTGAACAGGTTTTCACGGCGCTGGGGCTGTTCTGGCCGCGGGAAACCGTTTCGGACAGCCGGAAGGCGGCGTGGTGGCTGGCGCTGAAGCCGTACCCCTATCAGGGCGGTGTGCGGGAGAAGATCATTGCCTATGCCCGGTCGCCGAAAGGGAACTTTTTTCCGGATGTGGCGAACCTGACGGCAGGTCTGACGCCGGAGATCACGGAACCGGAGAAGTCCGGGCCGGATTGGATCGACGAGCTGCTGGAGAAACTGCCGCCCCACACGCCTGACCCCATTACCAAGTACGCTTCCAAGCATGGGATCACCTGGGGCGAGGCGAAAAAGGCGTTGGAGGGTCGGACATGAGCAGAGAATCATTCATCATCCGCTATCCGGACACCGACGCCGGAAAGAAGGCGTGGAACAAGGCATATGGGCTGAATGCTATCTATGCGGGAAAGCACTGGTCGAAGCGGCGGGACGACGCGAGACTGTGGCACACGCTGACGGTGAGCGCTATCAACGCCGCCCACATTCGCAAGCGGCCTTTTGAAAGGCCCGTAGTACTGACCTTCCAGTGGAATGACAGGCTGGATTGCTCCAACCACGCTTACATGGCGAAGCTGATCGAGGACGGCATGAAGGGCATTCTGCTCCACGACGACAGCCGCCGGTGGGTGAGGGGCATTGAGCACTACTTCCACGACAAGCCCTACATACGCGTGACGGTCACGGAGGTGGAACCATGAAAAACGGGATCTGGAAAGTGGAGACGGCGAGGCTTTGCTGGGCCTGCCAGATAGACATGATCCCCGAGTATATTATCCAGCCTACCCGCGAACAGCGGCGTGACCCGGTGAAGGATCGCTGGGAGAGCGGCGTATGTGAGCGCTGCGGACGGAAACAGAGCATGACAAAACTGCGCCGGTACACCATGAACCGGGCCGGACTGATGGCAAGGGGGCGAGAAAATGGGTAAGCAGCATCTATCCCGTGATGAGAGGCTGATTATGCAAGGCCGCTTGAAGGGAACGCAGGAAAACATGGACATGGTGGCAATGGTGCTGATGGACAAATGCGGCTGGCACGTCTTTGAGGAGACATCGGACAGCCGGGACACGCAGAGCATCGCGTATCTGTATGAGTGCCTGGAAAAGCTGGCAGAGGAGATAAACGAAGGCCGCATCAAGCGGAAGCACATCAAGGACGTGCTGAAGGATGAGTGCGGCGTGGTGTTTGGAGATTGAGATGATTTTTGCACAAGAGACGATGACCGGAGAGATCATCGTGGATAATTTCGCCGGCGGCGGCGGTGCATCGACAGGAATTGAGATTGCAACGGGCAGGGCGGTGGCGATTGCCATTAACCACGATCCGGCGGCTATTCTGATGCACAAGACCAACCACCCGTATACGGAGCATTTTCAGGCGTCCGTGTGGGACATTGACCCCGTGGCCGTGTGCCGTGGGCGGCGCGTGGGGCTGGCGTGGTTCTCGCCGGACTGCAAGCATTTCAGCAAGGCCAAGGGTGCGGCGCTGGTTGACCGGAAGATTCGCGGCCTTGCGTGGATCACCCTGCGCTGGGCGGCGAAGGTGCGGCCCCGCGTCATTATCCTTGAAAACGTGGAGGAGTTCCAGACGTGGGGGCCGGTACGGAAGGGCAAGCCGGTGAAGAAGTTGGCGGGCACCACGTTCCGGAAGTTCATCCGGCAGCTGGAGGAGTTGGGGTACACCGTGGAGTATCGGGAGCTGATCGCGGCGGACTACGGTGCGCCAACCTCCCGCAAGAGATTCTACATGATTGCCCGCTGCGACGGGAAACCCATCGTGTGGCCGAAGCCCACCCACAGCAAGACCGGCGCGGACGGGCTGCCCAAGTGGCGCAGCGCGGCGGAGATCATCGACTGGAGCCTGCCCTGCCCGTCGGTATTCGCCACAAAGGCGGAAATTATGGACAGGTACGGCCTGAAAGCGGTGCGCCCGCTGGCGAAGAACACTATGCGGCGGATCATCCGGGGCGTGGACAAGTTCACCATCCGCAGCGGCAAGCCGTTCATCGTACAGCAGAAATTCCAGAACGCTGCGCAGAACATCGAAAAGCCATTGACGACTGTTACGGCGGTAGGAGCGCATGAATTGTGCAAGCCGCTGCTGGCACCTGTGACGGTGACCAACACCAGCAACAGCGTGGGCGGGACGGTCGGAGCGCCGGTACATACCGTAACGACCGCAGGGAATCAGATGCTGGTAACGCCGTTCCTTGCGGAGTGCAACCACTCTGGCGGCGGGCATATTGCACCTGTGACGGATGCTCACAAGACCATCACCGCCAAGCATACCGGCGGCATCGTGGCGCCCGCGCTGATCCAGTATCACACGGAACAGACGGAACACGTTCGGGCATCCGGGCTGGGGACGCCTATCCACACGGTGGACGCCTCCAACCGATACGGCCTGACCTGCGCCAATCTGGTGGAGTATTACACCGGCGGCAGGCCGCTGGATGTGCAAGACCCCATGCACACCGTTACCAGCCACGACCGTGAGGCGGTGGTCGCCGCCCATGTTGTAAAGTTCAAGGGTGACAACCTGGGGCATGGGGCAGATGAGCCGATGCAGACAGTGACCACCAGCGCCGGGGAGTTCGCCGTGTGCAAGGTGTATCTGGCGAAGATGCACGGCGGCGACGAGCTGGGATACTGGCCGCTGATCCGCGACCTGCTGAACGAGTTCTGCGGCTACACGTTGGCGGAGGACGAGGTGCTTCTGCTGGAGATCGGCGGCGCACTGTACTACATCGCGGATATCGGGCTGCGGATGCTGTCGCCCCGTGAGCTGTACAACGCTATGGGATTCCCGCCGGATTACATCATTGACCGCGACTATGAAGGCCACGAATACAAAAAGAGCGCACAGGTGGCACGGTGCGGCAATGCGGTGTGTCCGCCGGTGGCATCCGCGCTGGTGCGGGCCAATCTGCCGGAGTGGTGCGACGTGACCATCACCACAATGGCGCAGTTGATGGACTGCGTGGCGGTGTGAGAGGAGGAATGACATGACAAGAGATGAGATCGTGACCGCGCTGCGGGAGCACGCTGAGCGAGCGGTTGGTAACGAGTGGGGAACGTCTATTATTACACTGGACGATAACCTTTCCGCTGCCGCTGACCTGATCGAGAACCAGCAGCGGGAGATAGAAGCGCTGCGGCAGGCCAATGAGGGTCTGCGGTTTAATCTGGCGGAGAAGGACGGCGGCGAGACTTGTCGTGCAGCGCTGGCCGCTTTTGGCAGAGATTCGCAAATGATGGTAGCCATTGAGGAAATGAGTGAGCTGACAAAGGAGCTTTGCAAAAACGGCAGAGGGCAGGAGAACACCAACCACATTGCGGAGGAGATCGCCGACGTGGAGATCATGCTTCAGCAGATGGTGATGCTGTTCGACTGCGCGGGACAGGTGGAGACATTCCGCCGGCACAAGCTGGAACGGCTGGCGGGGCGGATTGAGGAGGTGAAGGGATGAGCAATAAACAGACCATCATGCAATTAGCCAACGAGGTTATCAGGTACCTAAACGCCTGTGCCGATGAGGCTTTTGTTGAAAGCGTTTTGGAGTGTATCAATGACGGCGTGGAGTTCGGCGAGGACGAGATTAGGGAGGTGGAGTGATGGCGAAGTACATTGACCAGTCCGTAGCAATTGCGCGGCTGACCCATATAGAAGTGACAAAGCCCACGGCTACTATGACGGATGCCAAACGTGCGCTTGCGGATATGTTTCCGGCCGATGTGGCGTCGGTGGTGCATGGTCGGTGGGTTCACCATGATGACGGCGTAGTTACTTGCAGTGAATGCGGAAACGCAGAATCCAGTGAAAGCTACTATTGCAGGTATTGCGGGGCGAAGATGGATCTGTAAGAAACCGGCACAAATGAAAATACGATGGGAAAAGGACACGCTTGACACCGAGGAATGAAAGGCAGGTGGGGCGCATGGCAAGCGGGAGCTATCGGCAGGTTTATGTGGTGTGCCCCTACTATGTGACGGATAACGGCAGGGACAGGATCGTATGCGAGGGGCTGACCTCCGGCGGGCAGAACCAGACCTTTTACCAGAAGCGGCAGGACTACGCCTTGCAGATGGAGCTGTTCTGCTGCGCTGACTACTGGCGATGCGAGATATGCGCCGCGCTGGATGCCAAATACCGGGAAGATGACAATACGTAGAGGGATGGGCTATGTGCCCGTCCCTTTGCTTTTTGTGGTGGGATAGAAATTGCCATTTGCGGTTTGGTAACATGGTAAAAACGCAGTGTGCATTGAGAGGTGGTGACGAGTGGCCAATGAGAAAAACCTTATTCCGCATCAGTTTACATCAGACCAAAACCGTGAAGAAGCCGCGAAAAACGGCAGGCTGGGCGGGAAAGCGTCCGGGGCTGCGCGGCGCCGAAAAAGAAGCCTGAAGGAAGCGGCTGACCTGTATCTGTCTCTCCCCGTGGAGGATAAGCGGCGCTGGAACAAACTGGCCCGCCGGTATCTGGACGCGGAGGAGATCGACAACCAGATGGCCATGATCGTGGCGCTGTGGGACGGGGCCATGTCCGGTGACGCGCGGTCGGCCAAGGTGCTGATCGACCTGATCGGCGCGGAGGGCGAGGAGCAGAGCGGCGGCGAGACGCTGGAGATCACGGGGCTGCCGGAGGAGTACAAGCGATGATACTGGATATGTCTCAGATCAGCGACAAGCAGGACGCTTTCCTGCGGGACGGACACCGGCATGTGGCCTATGGCGGGGCACGGGGCGGCGGCAAGAGCTGGGCCGTGCGCACCAAGGCCAAAATACTGGCCTGCGAGTATCCCGGCATTAAGCTGCTGATCGTGCGAAAAACCTACCGGGAGCTGGCCAACAACCACATTGACGTGCTGCGACCGGAGCTGCACGGCATTGCCAAATACAACAAGTCCGACAAGGTGTTCACCTTCCGCAACGGCTCCACGCTGGCCTTCGGCTACTGCGCTACAGACAGCGACCTGATGCAGTATCAAGGCGCGGAGTATGACGTGATCTTTCTGGACGAGGCGGGGCAGCTGCAAGAGGACTGGATCAAGAAGATCAACGCCTGTGTGCGCGGCACCAACGGCTTTCCCAAACGCACCTACTACACGCTGAACCCCGGCGGGCCTGCCCACGGGTATTTCAAGCGCCTCTTTGTGGACAGGCGCTTTGAGGACGGGGAGAGGCCGGAGAACTACAGCTTCATTCAGGCACTGGTCACCGACAACAAGGCGCTGATGGCAACCCAGCCGGACTACATCACGGAGCTGGAGAATCTGCCGCCCAAGCTGCGGGAAGCGTGGCTGTACGGCAGCTGGGATATCTTCGAGGGACAGTTTTTTGAGGACTTCCGGCCCGATCCGCCGGTCAAGCTGGCCAAGGACTTGGGCACCACGGTAGAGGAGCTGCGGAAGCAGCACAGATGGTGCCATGTGATAGAGCCCTTTGAGCCGCCCCGTGGGTGGAACATCATGCGCAGCTACGACTTTGGCTATGGAAAGCCTTTTTCTGTGGGGTATTGGGCGGTGGACTACGACGGTGTGCTGTACCGGATCATGGAAATGTACGGCTGCACCGCTACCCCCAACGAGGGCGTGAAGTGGTCGCCGGACGAGCAGTTCCGCCGCATGGCAGAGCTGGAGCGCAGTCACCCGTGGCTCAAGGGACGGGAGATCGTGGACAGTGTGGCAGACCCGGCTATCTGGGACGCTTCACGGGGTGAGAGTATTGCCGAGACTGCCACGCGGTACGGTATCTACTTCTCCCCCGGCGACAACCAGCGTATCCCCGGCTGGATGCAGGTGCACTACCGGATGCAGTTCGACGAGAACGGCTATGCCCGGATGTATGTGTTCAACTGCTGCAAGGCGTTTATCCGCACCATCCCGCTGATGATGTACTCCGAGACAAAGCCGGAGGATCTGGACACCGATCTGGAGGATCATGTGGCCGACGAGGTGCGGTATATGTGCATGTCACGGCCCATCAAGCCGGTGGTGCCGGTGAAACCGAGGATCATACTCAGCGACCCGCTGGATATGTTCAAGAGGCGATAGGAGGAACATATGGAAGAAACCAAGACAATGGAAGCTCCGCAGGCGGCGGCCATCGGGGCAGAGCAGGTGAAGAAGCTGACGGCGGTCTTGCAGAAGTACAAGACCGGGAAGAAGCGCACGGAGCAGCGGATCGTGGCCAGTGAAAACTGGTGGAAGCTGCGCAACGACGCCGAGGAGAGCGGCGACAGCCTGACCATGGCCAAGGAGGGCTTCAAGAGCGCGTCGGGCTGGCTGCACAACGTGATCGTCAGCAAGCACGCCGACGCCATGGAGGCGTACCCCGAGCCCAACATCCTGCCACGCGAGGAGGACGACCGGGCCGAGGCCCACATCCTGACGGCCATTATCCCCTGTGTGCTGGAGCAGAATCAGTTTGAAAAGACCTATTCCGACGTGGCGTGGCAGAAGATCAAGAGCGGCACCGGCGTGTACAAGGTGGTGTGGGACAAGGGCAAGCTCAATGGGCTGGGCGACATTACCATCAGCAAGGTGAACCTGCTGAACCTGTACTGGGAGCCGGGGATCACCGATATCCAGCGCAGCCGGTACTTCTTCCATACGGAGCTGATGGACAAGGATCTGCTGGAGGAGCAGTATCCGGAGCAGCTGAAGGGGAAGCTGACAGGGCAAAGCTTCCTGTCTACCCGCTTCCTCTACGATGACACGGTGTCCACCGACGGTAAGGTGACGGTGGTGGAGTGCTACTACCACAAGTATGTGCAGGGCCGGAAAACGGTGCAGTACGTGAAGTACGTCAACGAGCAGGTGATCTTCGCCACGGAGAACGATCCGGCGCTGGCCCGGCGGGGACTTTATGACCACGCCATGTATCCCTATGTGTTCGACGCGCTGTTCCCCATTGAGGGCAGTCCCTGCGGCTACGGCTTTGTGGATATCTGCCGCAATCCTCAGACGTGCATCGACCTGCTGAACACCAGCTTCGTCAAGAACGCCATGGCGGGTGCTACGCCCCGGTATTTCAAGCGGCAGGACGGCGGCGTCAATGAGAAGGAATTCCTTGACCTGACCAAGAGCATCGTCAACGTAAACGGCAATCTGGGGGAGGACAGTCTGCGGCAGATACCGTTCCAGCCGTTGGACGGCGTGTATGTCAACTACCTCGACCGGATCATTCAGGAGCTGCGGGAGACCAGCGGCAACACGGAGACCGCCACTGGCTCCACCAGCAGCGGCGTGACGGCGGCCAGCGCCATCGCCGCCTTGCAGGAGGCCAGCGGCAAGGGCAGCCGGGACAGCAGTCTGTCCGCCTACCGGGCGTACACGGAGCTGGTGAACCTGAGCATTGAGCTGATCCGCCAGTTCTACGACATGCCCCGGAAGTTCCGCATTGTGGGACAGTACGGCATGCAGCAGTACATTACCTATGACAACAGCGGTCTCAAGCCCCAGGCGCAGCTCTCCATGGTGGAGGGTATGGGCGACCGGCTGCCGGTGTTCGATATCAAGGTCAGCGCCCAGAAGAAGAACGTGTACACCAAGGTGAGCCAGAACGAGCTGGCCCTGCAATTCTTCCAGATGGGCTTCTTCAATCCGCAGCTGACGGATCAGGCGCTGATGTGCCTTGACATGATGGAGTTCGACGGCAAGGACGGCGTGATGCAGAAGGTGAGCCAGAGCGGCACTATGTTCCAGAAGCTGATCCAGTACATGCAGTTGTCCTTGCAGCTGGCGGCCAAGGCCGCGCCGGAGATGGTGCAGGGGTTGAGCAATGACATCATGCAGACTATGGGCGTGACGCCCGTGAGCGGCGGTGCTGTTGCCGTGCCTGCGGAAAAGACGGATGCAGAGAAGGAGCCTGCCATTGTGGAGAACGCCAGAGCACGCAGCAACGACAGCGCCCAGCCGGACGGCGGGGCCGTGACAGGGAGGGCAAAGGATAAATGATCGATGTGACCTATGACCGGAAACGGCTGATCGTGAAGGTGAAGGGCCACGCCCACAGCGGCGAGGCGGGCCATGATCTGGTGTGCGCCGCCGCCAGCATTCTGGTGTATACACTGGCGGCCAATGTGACGGAGCTGTGCGCAGACCGGCGGAGAGTGCGGCGGCCTGTGCTGGAGATCAAGGAGGGAAACGCCACCATTTCCTGTGCGCCGGTGCACGGCATGCAGGCGGTGACAACGCTGGTGTTTGATACTGTGTGCGCGGGCTTTGACGTTTTGCAGCAGCAGTATCCGAAAAATCTGACGTATCGGGTGATTTAGTGGTGGGATAGAGATTCCTGTGGGCAATGGTGTAAGCTATACTTGCCTTTCATTTTCACCTCCTTTCTATGGCCGCCTGCCGGTGGGCGGCATCAGTACACCGGCACCATATGCTGCGGTAGCTCAGTGGCAAGAGCGCTTATCCGGACAAGGGTGCGCAGGTTCAAGTCCTGCCCGCAGCGCCATACTCCATCGACTCGCCGGTCGTAAGCGGCAGAATTTCAGGAGGAAAATTGTATGACCATTCTTTTTAAGTGGCTGGGCTTGCAGCTGTTCGCCGAGGGCGGCGACGGCGGCGAGGGTACGGCTGCGACAACGGGCGATAATGCTCCCGACGCCGGGGAGACGCGCCTTCGGGAGCTGGGTGTGCCCGAAAGCGTGCTGGCAAAACGGGCGAAACGGGCCAAAGCAGCCCCTGCGCCGCGCATGGAACAGCCTGCCCCCAAGCAGGAGGCCGCGCAGCAGGAGCAGCAGCCCACCGATCAGCAGGACGCCGCTGCCGAGAATCCCGCACCCGAGGGAGACAATGCAGCCCCGGCCCGGATGAGCTGGGACGAGATCATGGCAGACCCGGAGTACAACAAGCAGATGCAGTCCGTCATCAAGGCGCGGCTCAAGACCGCCGGTCAGGCAGAGGACACGCTGAGCAAGCTTTCTCCGGCGCTGGAGCTGGTGGCCCGGAAGTACGGGCTGGACGGCAAAGACCCGGAGGCGCTGGCAAAGGCCATTTCGGAGGACGATTCCCTGTATACAGAGAAGGCCGAGGAGATGGGCATGTCGGTGGCGGCGGTGAAGCAGATCGAGCAGCTGCAGCGGGACAACGCCCGATTGCAGGCCCAGAACGAGCAGACCGCCGCACAGCAGGCGTTCAACGCCCACATGGAGAACCTTCACCAGCAGGGCGAGGCGCTGAAAAAGACGTTTCCGTCCTTTGATCTGCTGGAGGAGCTGAAAAACCCCGTGTTTTCCCGCATGACCTCGCCCAACAGCGGTTTGAGCGTGGAGGATGCCTACTACGCCATCCACCGCAAGGAGATCCAGCAGGCCGCCATGCAGGCGGCAGCGCAGAAGACGGCGGAGCAGATGTCCAACGCCATCCGATCCGGTCAGGCCCGTCCCGTGGAGGACGGGACACAGGCACAGGCTCCCTCTGTGACCACATTTGACTATGCCCATGCTTCCCGTGAGCAGCGTGAGGCGCTGAAGCGCCAGATCAGGGAAGCTGCGGCCAGAGGGCAGAAGATCTATCCCGGCAAGTAAGCCGCGCTTCTCCCTCTGTGACGACGAGAGGAGAATTGTACATGAAAACTATCGCAACCAAGCTGATGGTCTTTGCCATCAATTTGCAGCTGTTTGCCGACGCGGGCACTGTGGTGAACGCCACCGGCAACTATGTGAACGCCTATGACGGCACCACCACCGCCTTTTCCGGCGCCAACACGCTCAGCGGCGAGCTGAAAACCTTCTACGACACGGAGCTGCTGGAAAACGCCCGTGTGGAGCTGGTGTATGCGCAGTTTGCCAAGAAGCAGCCTCTGCCCAGAGGCCGGGGCAAGACCGTGGAATGGCGCAAGTGGAACACCTTCGCCCGTGCCGGTAAGCTGACCGAGGGCGTGATCCCCACCGGCCAGAAGTTCGGCATGAGCGTCAAGACCGCTTCCATCGACCAGTACGGCACCTTCGCCGCTGTGTCCGACCAGTTGGAGCTGCACGCCTATGACGACGTGATTCTGGGCGCTACCGAGGAGATGGGCGCATCTCTGGCGGAGACGCAGGAGGTGCTGATCCGCGACGCGCTGCTGACCAACACCAACGTGCTGTACTGCGACAATGTGACCGAGGACGGCACCTTCGTGTCCACCCCCACCTCCTGCGCCACCATGGCGGCGGGCGGCACCACCGGCAGCAGCGACAGCGCCACCCCCAACGGCTGGGCCAAGCTGACCCCCGACATGGTGGCCAAGGCCGTGACCAAGATGAAGAAGGATCGCGTGCCCATGATCCACGGCAAGTACGCGATGGTGATCCACCCCAGCGTGGCCTATGACCTGCGCAAGAGCAAGGACTGGGTGGAGGCCCACAAGTACGCCGCCACCACGGAGCTGTTCAACGGCGAGATCGGTGAGCTGCACGGCATGCGCTTCATCGAGGATGTGTTTGCCCCGGTGCTGACCGGCAACAACTACAAGAATAAGGCCAATGGCGCCACCTACGCCTGCTATGCCTTCGGCAAGGATTCCTTCGGTATTATTGATCCCGACGGCGGCGGCGCGGAGATGATCGTTCACGACAAGAGCGAGATCGGCGGCCCGCTGAACCAGTTCAGCACCATCGGCTACAAGTTCGAGACCAACGGCGCCACGATGCTGTACCCCGAGCGCATGCTGCGCGTGATGGCGGTGTCCAGCTACAGCGCCACCGATACGGCCAACTGACGACCCATGAGGGGCAGGGAAAGCCCTGCCCCTCTCATACTGTAAGGAGGACAACATGGCAGATAATAACGTGAATATGCAGAACCCTGACGGCGTGCAGGTCGACCCTGCCGCTTCCACCACCCAGCCAGAGGAGAAGAAAACCAGAAAGAAAGCCGCGCCTGTGGAGGAGCGGGTGGAGGTATATATCCCCCGCGGACAGTCCAACGACGACCCCAACTTCTTTGTCAGCGTGAACAGCACCAACTACCTGCTGCCCAAGGGCAAGAAAAGCATGGTGCCCAAGTGTGTGGCGGAGGAGATTCGCCGGGCCTTTGAGGCACAGGAGATGCTGGAGCAGAAGAAGGAAGAACTGCTGGAGGCTGCCAAGCAGCCCCAGTAACAACAGGACACAAGGAAGGGGAGCGGCGGCTCCCCTTTTTTCAAAGGAGGATATGACGATGACCATCAATGAAGCGGTGGAGCTGGTTGACCGCATGAAGCCCAACCAGTACGACCACGAGACAAAGGTGCGGTGGCTCAGTAAGCTGGACGGGATGATCTTCTGGGAGGTCATCGCCACCCACGAGGGCAGCACGCTGACGCAGTTCGACGGCTACGGGGAGGCCGACCCGGACACGGTGCTGCTGGTGCCGTATCCCTACGACGAGGATATCTACAACTATTTCCTGCAGTCCCAGATCGACAAGGAGAACGGGGAAATGGCCAAGTATAACCAGAGCGTGGTGCTGTACAACAATGCCTATCAGACGTTCTGGAACTGGTACAACCGGACGCATGTGCCGCTGCCTGCGGAAGCGGCCTTCCGGTTTTGAGAGGAGGGGCGCAGTATGCCGTATTTTCCCACCGTGGAGGAGACCAAGACCGCGCAGCAGGTGACGGACGTGTTCCAAGGCTATCACCACGACCTGCGGATCGGGGACGGGGAATTCTATGAGATGCAGAACCTGACGGCTGACCACTATCCCATGCTGGCCAGCCGGAACCGGCGGGGCGTTCTGGACGCCACGCTGACCGCACCGGGCGGTATGCTGGCAAAGGAGGCACTGGCCTATGTGGACAACGGAAAGCTCTACTACAACGGCTATGAGATCGTGGGCCTGAGGCTGACGGCGGGCGAAAAGCAGCTGGTGAGCATGGGTGCGTATCTGCTGATCTGGCCGGACAAGAAGTATCTCAACACCAAGGATATGAGCGACTTCGGCGACATGGAAAACACGGTGGCTGTTTCCTGCGCGGAATCCAATGTCCGGTATGATATCTGCGACGCGAACGGCGCCGTGATACAGGACATTGCTACCACGCAGCCGGAAGAGCCGGAGGGCGGCCAGTATTGGCTCGATACCACGCAGACGCCCCATTCTTTGCGGAGATATAGCGTTTCCTCCGCGACATGGGCCACGGTTCCCACGGTATATGTCCGCATACAGGCGACAGGTATCGGCATGGGGTTCAAGCAGTATGACGGCGTGAAGCTTTCCGGGATTGCCTATCCCGGCGAGAGCGCGGCTGTAAAGGAGCAGTATGACGCGCTCAACAGCACAAAGGCCATCTATGCCGTTGATCCGGAGAACAACTACATCGTGGTGGTGGGCCTTGTTGACGTGGCGGTGACGCAGACCACAGGCACTGTGACGGTCTCACGCAGCGTACCGGATATGGACTATGTGTGTGAGAGCCAGAACCGGGTGTGGGGCTGCAAGTACGGCATGGTGGACGGCAAGGCCGTGAATGAGCTGTACTGCTGCGCACTGGGCGATTTCAAGAACTGGAACCGATTTCTGGGCATCGCCACCGACGCGTGGGCCGCATCCGTGGGTTCGGACGGCGCGTGGACAGGTGCGGCCAACTATCTGGGCTACCCCACGTTCTTCAAAGAGAATGTGATCCACCGGATCGCTATCAGCTCTGCGGGCGCCCATCAGGTGACAGAAACGGTGGGACGCGGCGTACAGAACGGCAGCGGCAAAAGCCTGTGCGTGGTGAACGAGGTGCTGTATTACAAGGCCCGTGAGGGCGTATGCGCCTATGACGGGAGCTTCCCCTCCGCTGTGGGAGAGGCGCTGGGAGATGTGCGCTATCACAATGCCGTGGGCGGCGGGTGCGGCGGAAAGTACTACCTGTCCATGCGGGATGGGGCCAACGCGTGGCACATGTTCTGCTACGACACGGCAAAGGGCCTGTGGCACAGAGAGGACGATCTGCATGCGCTGTGCTTTACCCAGATGGACGGGGAGCTGTACGCCATCGACGCGGAGACAAAGCAGCTGCTTGCCCTGCATGGCAGTCAGGGTACGCCGGAGACGGCGGTGAAGTGGGCGGCGGAGACGGGCCTGATCGGCTATACAACGGTGGAGCAGAAGTATGTGAGCCGGTTCAACCTGCGGATGCTGCTGCCGCGAGGGTCAAGGGCGGATATGTATATCCAGTACGATTCGGACGGCGTGTGGCATCACTGCGGCCACATGGAGGGCGTGGGCACAAAGAGCTTTCTGCTGCCAGTGCGGCCCCGGCGCTGCGACCACTTCCGGCTGAGGATAGAGGGCGAGGGCGAGGTTCGGGTATACTCATTTGCAAAGATACTGGAAACGGGGAGTGACGCATAATGGTGAAGCTGTCCACACCGCCCATGGTGGCGGGGAAGTCCGCCGAGGAGCTGGTTTCTGTGCGGCGCTACCTGTTCAGGCTTGTGGAGGAGTTAAACATGAGCCTGAACAGCCTGACAGTGGAGAATTTTACCCCCGCTGCCGCCAAGGAATTGGGCGGGGGTTCCCTCACAGAGCAGGCGAAGCAGGAGATCAGCCAGACGCAGGACGAGCTGAAAAGCCTGATTATCAAGAACGCCAAGTTCGTGCGCCAAGAGATCGACAGGATCACCCACGAACTTGAGAGCAACTATGTGGCCGTCAGCGACTTCGGAACCTTCCAGCAGAATGTACAAGCGGAGATCACAGAGACGGCAGAAGCGCTCCAAAGAGACATAACGGCCACCAGTGAGATCGTTGACCACTACATTTCCACGACAAACGGCTATATCCGGCAGGGTGTTGTGGGGTATGACGGCCTTACGCCCCTGATCGGTATTGCCATCGGGCAGGACATTACGGTGACGGGACTGAAAGAGACCGTCAACGGTGTGGAATATGACATCATCGACAAGTCGCACAACATGTCCATCTGGACGACGCAGAAGCTGTCTTTCTACGTCAACGGCAACGAGGTGGCCTACTTCGCCAACAATGCGCTGACGGCAAGCAGAATGTCGGCCGGAAGTCTGGAGGTGGCGGGGAACTGGGCTATTGACGGAAGTAACGGCCTTGCATTTAAGTGGATCGGAGGTGGGACGTAATGGCGTCAACAGTTTGGG